AAAGATTAAAAGTTGTAGATAATAATCCAGGTATTAGAGTATTTGCTAATTGTAAAAATCTTATACGAACTTTAAGTGCTTTACCAACAGATGATAAAAATCCTGAAGATGTTGACACAAATGCAGAAGATCATGCATATGATGCATTAAGATATGGATGTATGAGTAGACCATTACATCCTAAATACGCAGCAAGGTTTAGAGGACTTTCTGAAGATTTTCAACCACAAGATACAAAATTTGGATATTAATGCCACTAAATACAAAAGGTAAAAAAATTAAAAAAGACATGGAAAAAAGATATGGCAAAAAGAAAGGCCAATCTATTTTTTATGCAATGGAAAACTCTGGTAAATTAAAAGGTGTCAAAAAGAAAACTTCCAGAAGTAAATAAAAGAATTTTTCCATACGATTTAGTAATCGCTTGGTGGGAAGATATCGTTGCTGATTCGATTTGGGTTACTATACCTGATATAAAAAAATCAACTACAGCTATTTGTTGTACAGTTGGTTGGCTTATGAAACAAGATGATAAAGTTACAATTCTAATGTCTGATTTTAATTTTGAATCAAACGGAGAAATAAAAGAAGGTGGTGGTCATACTACAATACCAACTAAAAATATATTAAAAATTAAGAAAATAAAAATATAACGGGAGAATATAATGGAAGCTAAATTCGATCCAAAAGCTAAAGTTAAACAAGGTCAGTTCAGTGATGCACCTGATGGCAAACAGCCAAACAGGGAACATATTAATATTGACTTTTCTAAACATGCACCTAGAAAATACGAATCTGCTAATTATTTAGAAGATCAAGTATTACCTTCTAAGCCAGGTTCAGAGCATGTGCAAGATTCATTGTTTAAAATGGCTGACGAAAAAGATTATTAATGAGTCTTGGACCCAAAAGTAATTTTATACCTGTCGTCTTTGCAGGGACTAAAAAAAAGAAATATAATAAAAAGAATAATAAAAAAACTAAGAGGAGAAAACCCAAATGATGAAAAGATACATGCACGGAGAGTTAGCACCAGATGCACCAAAAAAACCAAATGAGCCAATGGCAATAGATCCTAATGCTAAAGTAAAGCAAGGAGCTACAAGCGGTGATGGTAATGATGCTAAAGGTAAGTCTAAATCAAAAGTAGATCCAGCAATCTTTAGAATGGCTGAAGAAAGAGATTACTAATCTAAATGGAATATAACGAAGAAGATAAAAATGGCACTGATAAAGTCAGTGAATCATCTCCTATAGTTGGGCATATAAGAGAGAAGTTTCAACAATCAGAAACATCAAGATTATATGATGAGAAAAGATGGTTAAAGGCTTATCGTAACTATAGAGGAATCTATGGACCTGAGATGGCTTTTAGAGCCAATGAAAAATCTAGAGTCTTTGTTAAAATAACTAAGACTAAGGTTTTAGCTGCGTTTGGTCAAATTATAGAAGTTTTATTTTCTGGTGGTAAATTTCCTTTAGGCATTCATCCAACACCTGTTCCTGAAGAAATTGCAGAATATGCACATTTAAAACAAAAACAACCACAGCAACAGCAGCCACAACAGCCTATAGATCCATATGGATTTAAAGGTGATGGTAGAGAAATACCTCCTGGTGCAACTGCAGATATGCTAATGAAAAACCTATCACAAGAATATAGAAATGTAGGTTTTGATGAAGGTCCAGCAAATGCAGGAGAACCACAAATAGAGCCTGCAGAAATTGCAGCAAAGAATTTAGAAAAATTAATTCATGATCAACTAGAAGAATCTAGTGCTATTACAACTTTAAGACATGTATTTTTTGAACAATGTTTATTAGGGACTGGAGTATTAAAAGGTCCATTTACTTTTGATAAATCATATCATGCTTTTGAAGAAACAGAAGAAGGTGATTCAATACATATTAAAAAAATTAAATCAGTTCCAAAGATAGAAGCTGTATCATGTTGGGATTTATATCCAGATCCAAATGCAACAAATATAAGTGATTGTGATTATGTAATTCAAAGACACTCATTAAATAGACAACAGTTTTCTGATTTAAGAAAAATGCCTTTCTTTGATGAGGAAATGATTGATATGTGTTTAGAAGAAGGACCTAATTATCAAGTTAGAGGTTATGAATCTTCTTTGTACAATAGAGAAACTGTAGAAACTATTTATAAAAATAGATTTGAAGTTTTAGAATACTGGGGTATCTTAGATAATGAAATGGCTAAGATGTGTGGTATTGAGTCTGATAAAAGTGTTGTACAAGTTAATGCTTGGATTTGTGGTAATAAAGTTTTAAGAATGGTAGAAAATCCATTTACACCAACTAGATTACCTTTTATGGTTGTACCATATGAATTAAATCCATATCAATTTTTTGGTGTAGGTGTTCCAGAAAATATGGAAGACTCACAACAAATTATGAATGGTCATGCTAGAATGGCTATAGATAATTTGGCATTATCAGGTAATTTAGTTTTTGATGTTGATGAAACATTATTAGCACCTGGTCAAGATATGAAAATTTTTCCTGGTAAAATATTTAGAAGACAAAGTGGTCAACCAGGAACTGCTATTAATACAGTAAAGTTTCCTAATAGTACACAAGAAAACATGATGATGTTTGATAGATTTAGACAGTTAGCTGATGAAGCAACTGGTATTCCATCATATTCACATGGTACAACTGGAGTTCAATCTACAACTAGAACAGCTTCAGGTATGTCAATGCTAATGGGAGCAGCAGCATTAAGTATTAAAACAGTTATTAAAAATATTGATGACTATTTATTAAAGCCCCTAGGAGATAACTTCTACTATTGGAATATGCAATTTAATGCAGATATGCCACACATTAAAGGTGATCTTGAAATTAAAGCAAGAGGAACATCATCATTAATGCAGAAAGAAGTTAGATCACAAAGACTCATGACATTTATGCAAACTGCAGCTAATCCAGCATTAGCACCTTTTGTAAGATGGCATACATGTTTAAGAGAAATAGCAAAAGCATTAGATATAGATCCTGATCAATTAATTAATGATCCAGAAAAAGCTGCTATCTATGCACAAATAATGGGAATGGCAAATGGAAATCAAAACAATACTACCGCTACTGGAGGACAAGGTCAAATGGAATCAACTGGACCAGTACCTACAGGAGCTTCGGCAACAGATCCAACTGGAAATGGAGGTGGCAACATCGGAACAGGCGATATACCGATGCCAGGGGAAACTGGCTTTAGTGCGACAAATCCTGACTTTACCAGAAACAAACAAACGCAATAAAGAAAAATAAATGGCAACACAGTTTTCACTAAGTTATGATAGTGCTGGTAATGCCAGTTTAGTAGAAAACAAAATTGCAAGTAAACCTGCTATTACAGGAAAGTTTGATATTGATCCATATGCACCAGTTAGATCAGTAAGTACAGATTATAGTTTTACTCCTGCAAATCAAGATATATTTGATTATGAAAATCAATTAATATATTTAGAACAATTTATAAAAGATAATGATTCTGATGTAGATAGAGAATTTAGGGATGATAGTTTTGAAACTCTTGCTGCTAAAGATGATAAAGGAAATATAATTGGTGGTTTAACTCTTGCTGAAAAAGCTAAAATTGCTGCTTTTAATTACGCAAATATGCCAACATTTGCTAAACTTGCAATAAGTGCTTTTACACCTTTTGGATTTTTAGGAACTATAGCTAATTTTGCAAGTGAAAGAATGTTAGATGATTACTATAATCCAAAAAATCCTATGTATGATTATACAGGTTTTGGTGCAGTAACTGGTGGAGCTGATGATAGAATAGAAGATGCAGGTGGTGTGATGATTGATAATGAATATACATATGGTACAGATTATCAAGGAGATGATAAACCATCTGATATAAATGCAAAAAATAAAGCATTTGCACAAGTTCAAAATCAAATAGGACAATCACTACATGGTAATGGTGGTAATCAAGGAGGTGGAAGTCATGCTGGTGGACAATCAGCAGCAGATGCAGCAGCATCACAAGCAGCAGACGATCAAGCAGCAGGAGCTGGAGGATATTAATTATGGCAATAGATTATAAAGGACAACCAATAACTAGTCAAACAGCATTTACTACTACTGGTATAATGAATAAAAAAACTGCTATGCCAGCACCATTAAAAATGCCTACCCCAAAAGTAGAAGAAAAAAAACCAGTGCAAAGACGAATTACTGAAAGTGATAAGTCAGCAGTTATGAGACCAGATTTATCAAATTTGAGAGATGATGATAAACGAATTTTAAATATTCATTTAACACCATCTCTTAAAACTGTTTTAAATAAAGTATTTGGAGGTGACTTATTTCCTGATCTTGGAATCCAAGAATCAACAGTAAGTGTACCTGTAAGTCGTATTGTAAACAGATTTGGATCAGTTCAAAGTTTTATGAACATGGTTCAAGAACAAAGAGAAGGAAACAATAATGTGCCACCTAGTCAGGGTTTAATGACTAGCCCACAAACTATGAAAGTTTAGGAGCTACCCTTATCCATAAGGCACTCAACTCAAAGGAGTAAAAATAATGGAAGAAGAAAATAAAAAAGTTTCTGAAGAAACTAAAATTAATGCACCAAATGCAAATCCTTATAAAAAAGATAGAGGTGAAGATGATGCTGAAGTCGAAGCGTTTGCTAAAGGTGAATTAACTAAATATCATCAGGAACAAAAAGAAAAGGCAACCGCAGAAACCGAACAGAAGGACACCGATGCATCTGAAGAGACTGCAGATCAAACAGATAAAAAGGCTACTCCTATCGCTGAACGCCCTGCTAATGCTGAAGATCGTGTTTTTAAAAAACGTTATGACGATTTAAAAAAACACTATGATTCTACTATTAATAAACACAAGGACGAAGTTCGTACTTTGCGTGGTCAATTAGAATCAAGTACTAAACAATTTGTGCCACCTAAATCTAAAGAAGAATTAGAGGCATGGAGAAAAGAGTACCCTGATGTTTATGAAATGGTTGAGACCATTGCAATGAACAAAGCAACTACTCGAACTGCAGAAATTGAAGATAAGTTTAAAAGTCTTCAAGTCCAGCAAGAACAAATTGCAAAAGAAAAAGCTGAAGTAGAACTTTTAAAACTTCACCCAGATTTTAGTGAGATACGTTCACAAGATGCATTTCATGAATGGGCAAGTAAACAAGATCCTGTAATACAAAGTTGGTTGTATGAAAATACATCTAATGCACAGTTAGCTGCTAGGGCTATTGATCTATATAAAATGGATAGTGGTCAAAGTAAACTAACTAAAAAACAGGAAACAGAAGTTAAGAAAGAAGCTGCTAAAGTAATTTCTAAAACAAGAAAAAGTACTGAGTCTGACACACCAAAGAAAAAGATTTGGACAACAAGTGAAATTTCTAAAATGAAACCTCATGAGTTTGAAAAATTTGAAAAAGACATTGACCTTGCTCGTTTAGAAGGTAGGATTGAACAACGTTAAACAATCTAACTAAACAATAGGAGGGTACGACCATGGCTTTTGGAAGTGCTAGTGGATATAATAACCTTTCACAAGGTAATTTTACTCCA